TGATGAACAAAAGAAGGCAAACTTTAAACCACAAGATAATGATTATATTGATAATCAGTATGTAACTCTACCTAAGAGAAAATCAAGTCTTGTAAAAAACAAAGATGTTATTGCCTTGTTTGATGAACAACACTCTCATCTACGTGGTGGGTATTACCAGAAGTTTCAATCATTTAAGAGAAAACAGTTAAGAACTGTTAACTACATGATTAAAGAATTTGAAATGAAGAAATCTGCTGACGATTACAAGAGAACCAAGACTTCTAAAACTGGTATGTTGAATATGTCTAAACTACACCAATACAAATACAATGACGATATATTCAAAAGAATTGATATCACACCTGGTGCCAAAAATCATGGTATGGTATTAGTTGTAGATTGGTCGGGTAGTATGGATTCTTGTATGTATGATACGTTGATACAAACTGCTAACCTAGTTATGTTCTGTAAGGCTGTTCAGATACCTTGTAAAGTATATGCCTTCTCTGATGTTAACAAGTCACACTTTAAATTAAAAAGTGATGAGTATATTCCTTTCAATGAGAGATACGATAACACTCCATACATTTATGAGAATGATAACGAACTAATTATGGAGAATGTTACGATGATTGAGTTAGTTGATACAACTGTTAAAACTTCACAGTATAATGCCTCAATGGCATACTTTCATAAAGTTATAGATTACTTCTCACACAGAGGTTCTGGTAGATACTACCACTATGATGATGATAGAGATTACCATTTCAGAATGCCTAACTGTATGAGACTTGGTGGTACCCCACTTGATAGTGCGATCCTACAATCTATCGATTTGGTAAATAACTTTCAGAAAGAATACAAAGTCCAGAAGATGACTACGATATTCTTAACAGATGGTTCTGGACATATCAAGGGTGCTTTCACTAAAGAGAGAGACCAATCAAAAGAACGAAGTCCATATAATGGTGATGTGAATAACAAATATAATGCCGACTACTCAAACGGACAACTTATAATACAAGATGGTAACTATCAATTCAAGTATAACGATAGACACAATACGAGAAGTGTATTTAAGGCTGCCCACGAGGGTATGTTCAATTACTTTAAACATAAGACTGGTAGCCAACTGATTGGATTCTATATCACTCATGGTAAGAATGTTAGTTTTTCTGATTTATCTTCCCACATATCTACTAGAAAAGAATATATGCCATATGAGAAATACGAAGAATACAAAAAAGAGTTGAGAACAAATGGTTGTATCTCACTCAAAAACGTAGGGTATGATGAACTGTATATCTTACCTAAGTCTAAACTACAGGTTAAAGACGAAGAGGTGAATATCACTAATGATATGACTACGGCAAAAATGAAACAACAATTCCTTAAAAATTTCAAATCTAAGAAGGTTTCTAGGGTATTACTCAACAAGTTTATTTCGAAAGTTGCGTAAGTTGTTGAATTATAATGTTTTTAATTTTACGATTTTGGTTGACAAATCGCTAAAAATATGATAGGATATAAGAATAATTAAAAATAAAAAAAAATAGTGAGGACTATATTATGACTAACTTGAATAACGATAAGATTAAATTTATTGAACTTGCTCACCAAGAGAATGGTTCTTTTGAGATTACTACTCAACAAATCAAAAACATTGAAAATACTTTCAACGTTGATGGTAGTTGGGTATCACACTGGAGATATAAGGATCAAGTGGCTAGAAAAGGTAGAGGTAAATATGTTTTACCAAATATCATAAACCCAAGTAAAAACATTAAACAAAATGTTTCTACACCTAAACCACAAGAACCTGCGAAGGGTCGTATCGCTGTTGCCGAAAGTATTAAAGAAAATTTGGTACCTTCTAAAGAGGAGACTTTTGTACCTTTTGGCAACTTTAAAGATATTAAGAATATCATCAAGTCTAAGATATTCTATCCAACATTTATTACCGGGTTATCTGGTAATGGTAAAACTTT